GTCGCCAGCGGCTGGCGCGACCCATTAACCGGCAAGATCAACCTCTTTGAACACCAGATCTACTGTTTGCAGGTCGACCAGTTCTTTAGCTTTCCAAAACTGCGCACGATTCCTCTGGCTAACGAGGTGATCGAGCTATGCGAAAAACTCGCGATCACCAGCGAGTGGTTCATTTGTGACCGAACCGGAGTGGGGACCGGACTCCACGATGCTTTGATCGCCCAGTGGGATCCAGACGTTGAGGGGATCAACTGGGGCCAGGACGCAACCGATAAGAAGATTCTTGAGGACGATACCACGGTCGCGATTGAGGAATATGAAGGTATCTCCACCGAGATGTACATGGCGCTTCGGCGGTGGATCGAGTTTGGCTACCTGCGGCTAGCTCCCACAATCGATACCGACAAGCTTTTCAAGGAGATGACCCAGCGCAAGTATGAGCAATCCGGCAAAGGCCCGACCGGCCTAGGCAGGGTCCGGCTTCAGCCGAAAAAAGAATTCAAACGGCTATACGGCTGGAGCCCGGACCGCTGTGATGCGCTAGTGATGCTTGAACATATCTGCCGAATGCGTGGCCCAGAGAGAGCTAGAATGCACTTGAAACGCAAGACTAGAATGCCCACAGGCCGGATTGGAGTCATGGAGCGAAGTAGCTACTTGAAGTGGGACCCAAGGCTTGATAGTTAGAATCTATGCCCGCAGAACAGTACGCCCCTTGGGCCGAAGCTTACGGCCGATGGCACGTCAAAGATTACAAGCCCTGGCGAGAACACCGGCTCCAGAAAATCGCCCGCTTTAAGGACGTCCCGATCGGGAAGTTGACCGAAGAAGAGATCGATTCTCTCAAACCGATTGTTACTAAAGCCGCTTCCGGCGTTAAGAAACTGATCGCTGAGCAACGCCAGAAAAGTCAGCATGAGATGGCCCTCATCGGAGATGTCAGCTATCTCCAATTCGGGATTGCTCACCTCGACCACTACCGAAAAGAACTGGCCGGTGCCGCACCCGCAGCACCGGCCCCTGAGGCTAAGACGGAGTCTGTTCCGGCGAAGCCTAGCAAGGAGCTCGCACTGGTCAAGAACAATGGGCAATTAGCCAACACGGACATGGTTCTAAGCTATTTGAGGGCGCAACGCCGGGAACTGCTTAGCCATTCCAAAAGCCTGGACGAGCTGGCAAAGGAGGTTAAGAAGGCAAAGGAAATTGAGCGATTGGCGCAGTTAATGGGAGATATCGATGACAGTAAACAAATCGCGGTCGAGGCTGGTGCCTGGGAATGCGATGCCCGCTACGAACGCTCCAAGCTGATCGAGGTATTGCGCGAGCAAGGCGTGATCAAAACAGACAAAGGAAGCGCTAAGAAAGGCGGGAAACCTCTCAGCAGCATCCTTCCGGCCAAGAATGATCGAAACTGGAACGCCGTCTTAAGTAAGCTATCGCCGGAAGAATATCAGGTACGCCTTGATGCAGGCTTAGAAGCAAAAACATTAAGCCAAAGGAGCTTTTTGCCTAAAAATCGAAATGCCCACGCGACGGGCATTTCTCAAAAGAAAAGCAAACCACTTAAGCTCCGTGGTCCGCGTGACTTCCTGATGGACCTCTGTGTCGACATGGGCAACACCAATCTGGCCAGCTACCCTTTAGAGGGGGAGTACTTCGAAGCCTTCGTAAACGATCAGATCCTCATGGAGAACTTCCGGCCGGTCGCCAAACATCTGGCGCTCTTTGTGATGCGCCTCTTTGAGGTTGATCATCGCAACCGGCATGGCGAGGAAAGAGAGGAAACTGTGGAACATCCCGACTAATTGTTCCACGTGGAACAATCCGTGGAACAAACGAGGGGCCGGATCCCATGGAAAAAGACCCGGCCCCAGGATGATGAACAACAGCTCTTTTCCGTAAGGTTATGCCAAGGACCTCCGGCAAAAGAAGTGAACTCTTATCACACGATAGCTCGGTTCTAGGCCAAAACTTGGCTCTTGGCAAGATGACAATCTCATAGTAAGCATCCTTCCACGGGATCTTGACGAGGCTCGTTCCCGGTAAAAGTCAAAAACGACTCACTCCGCTGGTCGCCGCAGCGTAATAATCGGGTGCCGCAGTTACGACTCGCTCCACAAGCGTGGAAGCCCGAGCTCTGCGTTCGCACTTAACCCCTCTTCTTTTTACTCCTATGGGAGACTGTCTATTAACCCCTCAAGCAGCTATTGATTTCGCGAACCGCGACATTTTGCGTCTCACGGGAAATATTACCTTACTCCTGATGCGCCGGGCACCTTATGCAGACGTTTTGGATGGAGGAACGTTCGACAGCGCCGTGAGTGACGAGCAACGGAACATCGTGATGGAGCGGCCGGTTTTACACCACTCTCTGGTTCTACCGACCTACTTCAACGATGTGGATTCATCGGCCGACCTTGGCCAAGTGGCCGAAACTGGCTCGACTGAGTACACCACGAAATTAGGCACGATTCGTGGTCGCGGACCTAAGGTGGCAGTCAAACAAATGAGAAGCGCTTTTCAGGCTTCTTACAGTGCGACACAAGACGCTCTTCAGAAGGTTTTGCTCTACTTCATGAACGTTGACGTTCGGAGTCAGCTCTTTTTGAGAAGCGGCATCAAGTGCAAGGTCAACACCACCTATACTTTCCCGCAGATGATCTCGGGCGATGTCCAGCAGATCGATGTATCGGTGAACGACGACAACCCGCCAGATACCCCGCTCACCTTTGCTTTCCTTAAATACCTTGAGACCTGGGCGCATGAAGCGTTACTAGCCGAGCCCTTTGAATCGGAAGCAGGCACGATCGCGAAGTTTATCGGTGGCGCTGACATCATCGACAACCTGCGTACCGAGCTCAATGTACGCTACGATATGCGTGCTCTGACCACAGGTAGATACACGCTTGGTGAGGAGACACTAACAGGGTATACCTGGGCTGGACCCTACCAGGGCATTGCCCTAGGAATAGATCAGCAGCCTCTGCGATTTAACACCTTCCAAATTTTAAATGGTCAGTTAATTCCGAGCTTCATCGAGCCCGAGATTGCGGTGCAAGTTAGTCGCGGTATCGGCGCACGAGCTAACCCTAACTATCTGAATGCACAATATGAAGTCGCCTTCCTATTATTCAGCAATAGTTTCCGCAGGTTAGTCCCTGAAATGTACACGGGCGCGGGAGAATTTCGCTTCCCGCCGCAGTTCAGCCAGGGCGAATTGGAATTTGTCGTAATCAGGGACAATGATTGCAACGTTTTCGGCGATTTCGGGTATCACATCTATCAGATTACCCGTGCGTATAGACCCGAACGTCCGCATGCAGTTATCCCAATTATCTTCCAGCGTTGCCAGCCAGACTTCGGCTTTGCTACCTGCTTAGGTTATGCAGGTGGAACTGGAACTGGTGGTGGTGGCAGCTTAACCATTTGAGGGATGTTTCAAGCAGCGATAGACCGGGCACCCGGCTCCTCTGCGGCAACTGGATCGTCCACCAGTTGATGGGGAGCCGGGGTTCTTCTTTATGGATAGTCTTTACCCACAAGTGCGGCCTCAACAGCCGGTTAGCCCTTACTGGATGGGTGACGGCGAGGTGTATTGTAATGAGCGCTGGGAAGTGGTACAGGGCGATACCCTGGCCTTCTTCATCCAGCTCTTCTGCGATTGCCCCACCCTGGTCCCAGATATCACCGGCTACACATTCGCCTTCGTGGTCAAGGCAAGCCTGGATTCAACTGATCCGAATGAACTTCTAATTATCGCCTGGACCGAGTACCACGGTGCTTGCGCCTGTACAGTGCTAGTGGCTATGCCTCAACAAACTGCCAGTTTGCCTGCCGGGCGTTACGCTTTTGATGTCAAGTACCGTACTCCCGGTGGCTCAATCACAACCCTGAAGCGAGGGGAACTAGACGTCTTGCCTTCGACTAACATCGATATGGCTGGATTCGGCTTTGTGCCTCCGCCTAACCCTGGTCTGCTGACGGGCTTAAGCCGACAGGCGGCTAGTGCTCGCTTAGCTAGTTAACTTATGGCTTCAAAATTTATCAGAGCTGACGTCATGGAAGTCCCCTTACCGGCAGATTTTCAGGACCAGCCTTGCCTGCCTCTGGCCGTTATCCAACCGGCTGCGGACCTAAGCGACTACATGTTTAAAAGCGTGTACGCAAGCAATGGTCAGCCGGGCACGGTGGATAAAGCGCTTACCGCGATCACGGCACTCAATTTGCCGCTCCACGGGGTCCAACACCTTGCTAACGGCAGTGATCCTATCCCGATCGCGACCCAAAGCCTGGACGGATTATTGCCCGCTGGCAGCGGCAGTCCGACCGATTATTTGGGCGGAGATATCCAGTATCACTCGACCTTGGGTTCCTCGATGCTCTTGCGCAGTGAAGGCAAAGTCACCGTCAGCGCAGGAGCGGGCGCAGGGGCAACTCTTTTTACCGGGATTCTGAATAATCCGGTGCCGGGCGTTTACGCGGTCGACATGGCCTATCTCTACGACGCCAGCCAATCACCGGCCCCTGCCGGGATGATTCATTTTGACGTCTACGACGTGACCAGCTCGACTTGGATCGCGGCGACGGCATCTACCGACATTTCAGTAATGACCGCAAAGAACTATCTGCTCAGGCCAATCCTGACGAGCACTTCTCTGCTCATGATGTTCCCGGCTGCGGCGAACTCGCTCACTTGGCGCTTAGTTTTAGACACGCCCGGCTTGGTTAATTTCACGGTCCAAGTCGGGTTTAAATTCTTTGTTGGTGCCATTCAAACCCTCTAAAAATTTATGGGACTTGCACAAGCTGGCGTTTACTTGCCTTTAAAGGCTCTCTTGGCGGGCTCAGGTCTGACCATCTCAGAGACTCCCACTGCCATCACTCTTGCTACCACGGGCGCAGGTCCCGGTGGTGGCGACATGTTAAAAAGTGTTTACGCTCCGAGCAACGTCTCGGGAAAGGTCGACCATGCACTGGTAGCCGATGCCCTGGCTGCAGGGGGTACAGTGCCACACGCAACTGCCGCTGACAGTGTTCCCTGGAGCGGCGTAACCGGCATCCCGGCCTCTTTTCCAAGTTCATGGAGCACGCTCACGGGCATTCCGTCTACTTTTCCAAGTGACTGGTCAGCCATCACGAGCAAGCCGACTACTTTTCCGAGTGCTTGGACTTCAATCACCGGGATTCCGGCCACATTTCCGCCCTCAAGTCACGGTTCAACCCACCTTCCCGGCGGCAGCGATGGAGTAGCCTTAGCAAGCGCGACCGGTCCAGGCTGGCTAGGGACGCTTGATGGACAGGCAGGTTCTTATGTCGGTGGTGATAACCACGTGCACACTTTGCCGGGTGCAACTAGTGACTACGGAGATTTAACGCCCCCAGCTAGCCCGAGTGTTTATGACGACGAATTCACTGGGACTACCTTGAGTTCAAAATGGACTCCCAGCAATTCGACCGGCACCAGCGCTGGCTTACTCGCACCTACTTATTACCAAATGGTCCAGCCATTTGGCACTACCGGGCATACTAAGATCCAGCTGAGCCAAGCTTTTGGAACCGGTGGGAATCCTCCACTGGCAGCTGGATTCATGTTTCAATTCAAGTTCCGGTTCCAGATGAACCCCTACGCCCCTGGTGCTGCGGGTAATTCAAACTACTTGGATGCGCATGTCGGTCTGACTTTCTCTACAACCAGATCAATTGGGTTTTTGCTAGAAGCTCAAGCCTTTTACCCACCCAGTGGTATTGCGGCAGCTTTCTATTTTTTTACTGCCTGGGCGACCAATGGTCCCAGTACAAACATCGGGATAGGCGGAGGTCCGATCAATAACGGTCAGCAATTCATAATGACCGGCTTGGATCTGCGAGTCAGAATCGGACTCAACGGAGGTAATTTGAATATCTGGCTTTCCAACGATGGTTGGAACTGGGTGCTTTTTTATAGCGAAGTCTTTAATGGAGGCTCCGGTTCGAGCCTGAATAACAATTATCCGGACAAAATGATTCTGGACTTCGATAACGCCAACAGCAATCAAGCAAATTCCAGTGGCTATGTGGCCTGGGATTACGTAAGAAAGATCGCATGAGCTCCGAATTTGAAACTAGCCTTGAGAACGACGAAGTGGTCGAGCGGATTAATCTCGAAAGCGGCAACTTTGTGACCCGAGGGGAAACCGGGGTGATGAAGTTTTTCCTGAAAGACGGCCGGGAACTTTTTTCCCTTGATGCAGGCTTGATACCCTTTGAGAACAAAACGCTTCTGGCAGTAATGCAAGTCTACCTGCTGGGCCATACTCAGGGAAAAACCCAAGAAAGAAATGTGCTCAGCTCTAAGCTGAATTCGGCTTTGCAGCTGATCTTTGAATAGGAGTTTTCTATGCCCGGAAAAGCCAAGGGAACTATTCACGGAAAGAAAACCACCGCTTCCCAACAGAAAATAATGGGTATCGCCAGAGGAGTCCAAGAGGGCACCGTGAGCCCGAAGTACTCCAAGGCAGCAACCCGGATCGCACGCGATATTGAGCCCAGCGACCTGCATAACATCGCGAAAAAACCAAAGGGAGGGTTCCGAAAGAAAAAATGAAAGTCACACGAAAAAGACCCTCTGAGAAAGACCTCAAAAAGGTACTCGCGGCCGGTCCGCCGGAAGGAGACATTTCTCCCAGTTTGATGCTGCACGGCCTGGACAAAGAGATGCCCGGCCTAAAAGCGGGAGCGCCTTTTGAAGCCCACATTAAAGGCAAGTGTCATTCCTATGAGTGCCGGGAAGGCGAAGGCGGCAAAAAGAGCCACCACTACGACCTCGATATCCACGATTTTGAGCCCCACGGCAAAGAGGTGAAACAGAAAGAATCCACCTCAGATCAGGTCGATAAGGCGTTCAAGAAGTACGACAAAGATCGCGACAAAGAAGAGACCGAAAAGAAGCAAAAGGCTGAGAAGAAGTAACTTACGTGCTCTTAGTTGGTGACATTATCGGTGAAGTTGAGCAGGTATTGGGTAGGTGCGACCAACCTTACCTGTTCGCGATCCTGACGCGGGCGGTGGAGACCTTGACCCGCAAAGCGTGCGGTGCGCCGGGCTCGGTTACCTGGGACCCGATGATGATTTACGTGGACCTGCCAGTACAACGCGACTTCTACGTCTATCTGCCGCATCAGATTGAAAAACCGATCCGCATAAACATTAACGGGAACCCGGCTTTCAGTCATAACAATTTATACGAGTTCACCATGAACGGCCCAGGATCCAACGATCTTGAGGCCGGATGGCAATGGCAGGACCGGCTCACTTCGCCCATCCAGAGACGTTTTCCCCGTGGCAGCTGGACCTTGACTGCCACCAGTGACTCCGAAGCCGACGAAGAGCTCGAACTCAATATAAAGGTCCGTTCCCGAAGGCAGGCAGATTACACGATCCAGCTGCCGATCGCG